CCTGGGGTAAAAGAGAGCTTGAGCGCGCCTACTCAAACAACTTCACCAGCATGGGTTCAGAATCGGCCAGAGCGATGCTGAAAGGGGCGTGGCCGCCACTTGACCCACAGTACGCATCATGGAAGCTTAGAAACCAGCCAACGCCAATGATGATTGGACCAACGGCAAGACTTTTCCGCAGTGTTGCAGATTTGGCTCAGTCACCGGCGAACTCAACCACGAACAGCGAAGCCACGTTCTTTGTTGATAATCCCATAGCAAAGTTCCATCAGTACGGAACGGAGAATATGCCAGCTCGCAGGCTTGTCTTTACCCCGAGGGACTTTGAGGACGACTTTGCAAAGAAGGTTGCCAAGTATGTGAAGAATGGAGCTAACGGGCTATGAGTTCAGAAGCTCTAATGAATGGTTCACATTTTGCCAAGCAGTTTGTGACGGATTATCTAAAACAAGATATGCCAATTAGACTCATTCGTTACAGGAACGGCTGGAACCTAGATAGCTCTCAGTTGCCGGACCCAATGCAGTACATAAGTTATGAACCACTAGCCATAGATGAGTGGCCATCAATAATCACCGTCGCTCTGTCAATGAATAATATAAACAGAATCGGATTCGATGGTCCAGACCCGCTGTATAGAGTTTCTTACAACATGCGCACATATGTTTGGGTTAGGTCAGAAGGTTCAGAGGGCGTAACATTAATGCGTGACCGACTCGTAACCGTTCTGCGGTCTTCGCTACTTGACTACCCGTGCTTAAAGGCTTATGACTCAAGAACATCCTTCAAGGCAATGATTGATGAAGGAACAATTCGTGAAGAATACTCAGATATTACGCTTCTAAAGGGCGACCGAATGATGGCTGGGGCCTATGTTGGATACACATTGAATCTTGATGAGGTTGTAACACGGGTCGGATTGGGAACTGTTTCAGAAATACAGTTGACAACATTCTCAGTCGGGCCAAATCAAGAGTTAACGGAACCAGAAGAGTGATTGCAGCTTCTGCAATAAAGTTAAATTCATAGTTGCACAAAATATTACCTACCCATCTGTACAATTAGAACCATACGGGAGTTAATCCAAAGCTCGAACAGTGAGGTCCTATGCCTGGCTTAGTCATTTCAACTTCAGTGAGAACCGGCCCATCATCAGCGACGGTTCGCGAATCTTCACAGCTATTTGTCGTCGGCCAGGCCGAGCGCGGCCCATCCGATGAACCAGTCGTGGTTGAGAGCCTGGCAGAGTTTGAGTCGATTTTTGGTGGGTATATTTCAGGTTCTTATCTGCATCCAACAATTGAGACATTCTTTGAAGAGGGTGGAACACGCGCCTACATCGGTAGAACCGTTGGTAGTGCTGCTGCAATTGGTGAACTCACACTTCAGTCAGCAAGCGCAGTTGACGTTCTGACCCTCACCGCCAATGGTGCTGGAGACTGGTCAGACAACCTGGAAGTTGAAGTTACTCAGCCAACACCTGGCTCAACATTTAAGGTCAACTTCTATTACGACTCAGCTCTTGTTTACTCAACAGGAACAGTAACATCAGCGACTCAGGCAGCTGGCAGAATCAACTCTTCAGCTATTGCGACTCAGTATGCATCTGCAACTGTCGAGGACGACACCCTCATTCCGGCAGTCCTGGCTGCAGAAAACGGTGCATTCTCTGGCGGAGATTCCAACACAGCCGGAATTAACGATGCTAGCTACGTAGCAAGCCTTGAGTTGTTCAACGATGCTCTTGGCTCTGGTGCGGTAACATGCCCAGAGAGCTCAGCTACCGAGGTTGTTCAGGGACTGGTTGCCCATGCCAACACATACAGCAGAATTGCTCTACTGTTTGGCGGAGAAACCAACAGCGTTGCAACAATCAAGCAGGCCGCTCTTGACGTACAGACAGAAAACCACGCCGAGCACGCCGCTTACTACTACCCATGGGTTGAAGTGCCAACAGGAACTCCTGGCGTAACACGCTTCATTCCACCAGTTGGATATGTTGCCGGCAAGCGTGCCCTTGCTCACAATCAGACAGGACCACATCTTCCTGCGGCTGGCCTCCTCTCGGTTGCTCGCTTCGTAGTTGGGCTCAAGTCCAGCATCAATAAGACCGTTGGTGATGACCTTGACGAGAACTACGTGAATGCTCTGAGGGTTATTCAAAACACCATACGAATTTATGGTGCGCGCTCATGCTCTTCAGATACTGACAACTTCCGCTATATCACACAGCAGGATGTTGTTAACTCAATCGTGACGGAGTGCTACCGCTCAATCGAAGATGTCGTCTTCAGTGCAATCGACGGAAGAAACACAATTTTCGCGAACGTCGAATCACGACTACTTTCAATTCTTTCCGTCATGCGCAACATTGGCGCTCTGTACCCAGCCTTTGACGCCAATGGCCGTCAGCTTGACCAGGGATACACCGTACGATGCGATGCTTCGCTCAACCCCGCCTCTCAGCTAGCGACCGGCTTGGTCAAGGCTACTGTCGGTGTTCGAGTGAGCAGCGTTGGCGACAAGATTGAAATCGAAATCGTCAAGTCCAACCTAACCTCATCAGTGGTTTAATCGGAGGAAATAAGCAATGGCAAAAATTTCGCAGAGACAAGTACTTGCGACGATTGTCCCAAGCACCTTCACTGACAACGCTAAGCAGCAGACAAACGTCCAGACAAACCTGCCCAAGTGGAATGACTTCCGCTTTGCTCAGGTCTCTGGTGGTGAAATCACTGCTTCGGTTGAGAAGATTTACGAAGGTGGTAAGTCACGTCCAACGGTGCTGTGTGCTCCATCCGAGATTGGTGATATCACCTTGACGGCGCACTACGACGACGACTTTACCCCAGCTGATACCGCCGCTGGTATCGGAGACAAGTTGCAGAAGCTCCGCCGCTACGTTGGTGTTGCGTACTACAACGTTACAGTATCTGTTTACGACTGTGACATCAAGGACCCAACCAATGACCGCGTTTATACAAACGCTCTATTGGTGGGAATGACCGAGCCAGAAGGCGACTCCTCATCTGGAGCCCCAGCTACGTTCGCCCTAACGTTCGCAATTTCTGACGTCGACGCTGCATAACTAACAGAGTTGCGCTTCCGGCGCATGTCACTATGCTAGGTTCTACCTCATGAGTGATAACGCATTTTTCACAGTTGAGGACGGCAACGAGGATAACAAGACCCCCAAGAAGGGTCGTGAGTCCACTAAGTCGCACGAGGAAACGCAGCTCCAGAAGCTTCGCGGAATTGTAAGCAAGAAGGTCGAAAGACCTATTGTCTTGCTACCTGTTCCGGAACGCCCTGGTGTCAGCCTGAAGGTAAGCCCCAACATTACCCAGTCCCAGATGAAGAACTGGCGTAAGAATGCTGGTGAGGACTCCAGAAATGGCCTTGATGCGACAAAGTTTGCATGTCTAGTTATTGGGCACACAACAATTGGCATCTACATGGATGACGAAGAAGTGTTTGACGATAACGGTACCCAAATGACCTTTGGACATCCACAGATTCTGGAGATGACCGAAACAACTCGTCCAGTCCCTGACGCTGTTCGCGCCCTTTTCGGCGTGGACCCACATGTAGAGTCCGCAGCTCTCGCAATCCTTGATGCTGCTGGTTACTCGGATACGGTGGCAGCCGTGGACCCTACGAAGGAATCTTCGACGAACTAGCCGAAGATTCTTACATCAAGTCAGCAGCAAGACTTGGAGAACTCTTTAATGTCAATCCATTGGAGCTGCTAAACGTTGACGACACTGACTGGATGATACTGATGGCTTGTGCTACAGTTATTAGTAACGACCGCGAAGAGCAAGAGCGCCAGTCGAAGACTCAGAAGACCTAATATTCAGGCTTCATAGCTCGGCCGCCCTTACACTCACGTGAATTAAAAACTCACCTGGAGACGTAATGGCCGACGAGATTGTCAGCATAAAACTTAAGGTAGATGCCCACGATAGGCAGCTGACCCAAGTTATTGCCAAGCTCAAGGCTCTTGAGGCTGTCGAAAAACGCCTTGCTAGCGGTTCTCGCATGCAGAATTATGCAAAGAACCAAAGCAGCGCACTAAACGGCATGACAAAGGGCTGGAAGCGCCACTTTGATGCTGTTGACGCCGGAATTAAAATGATGGGCAAGGGTCTTAGTGGATTCCTCAAGATGGCCATCAAAGGTGTAATTATCGAAATGGGCCTCCTTGGCGCTTCCATGATTGCCGTCCACGGTGTGTTTGTTGCTGGTCAGCTGATAATGAAGGCCTATCGAGGGGCTATGCAGCTGGTCGCTGGTGCGGCCGCAGGAACCGTGGTTGCCATAGCGGCGGTATCGGCAGCAATTCGTGAGCAGCAAGCCGCAATATACGCCTACCGAGGCAAGGGCGCTAAGGAATTTGGCTCAGCCATGAGTCAGACGCGAATGGCGATGAGGGCGCTTCAAGCTGACGCAAGTTTGGCGACGCTTGGCGTGGATGCCCTCAACCAGGCATACGGCATTATGTCAACGACGATGAACTCTCGTCAAATCGCAGGAAGCACCGGAGCGCTAAAAGCATTGATG